CATGGATGTGGCAACTCTATTAGAATCAGATATTGATGCCTTGTTATCCCAATTAAAAAACTTACCAGAAGCCCCACCACTGGAAACTGGCAAAGCTACTTCAGCCCAAGGTAATATTTTCTTTATTTCTTCATTAACAGCAGTGAGAGAAGACTCAATATTATCTCCCATGAATTTAAAATTCTTATCTGTGTTCTCCTGCTTGAAGCTGCTATATATTGTTTGAGAAATATGTGGTACCCAAACTTTAACTCTGCCTCTTTTTTGTGGGTCATTATTTTGAATTACAATACCTAAATAGTGGCCGTAATAACATGGCAACGATTTTCTGCTGGGGCTACCTTCTTGGGCGTTGGAATATCTCATATTAATTAACCTTGCTTCGGAACATTGCTATTTATTGCATCATTAATGTTATTATAGGCCTGTACTGTTTTTGAAACAGCGTTACTTTTAACTGATGATGCTGCAGCTTTTGCGGTTGCAGCTGCTGCAGCTAACCTACTAGAAGCTGCATTTACTACAGCGATTGGCTTGCCTGTTGCTGAGTTAAAAAACTCTGTTGCAGACTTAGCAGAGAAACCACTTGCAGCTGTTACTACTTGGTTTTCTAAATTGTTAATTGCCTTGTTAGCAGCAGACCTGGCTACCATTTCTACAATTGGGCCACCTTTGGAAAGCATTTTTTTATTTCTGGGTGATAGAGTATTACAGGCGTTGTTAACGCTTTTGTTTATATCTGAAGTAATCTTACCTGTGTAGTAATTGGTGCTTTTAATATCTTTTAAAACTCCCAACCTGCCAGATACAGTAGCTACTAAAGCTAATTTTTTCTGTTGCAGGTTTCCAATCAATGTTATTTCAGCGTTAAGAAATTTATTTATCTTTTTATTAATGGATAAAGCTCCAACTGCTCCTGCGATGGATATGCCACCAAAGGGTATATTGGGCAGGGTGATGCTGCTTAACAGAGAACTAACAGCATTATTCAAGCAATTTTTTATACCCACTCTCAAAGTACCATTAATTTGATTTAAACTGCCTCTAACTGCTGCTGAGGCAGTTCCAAATTTAGCCCTCGCGAAACCTGTTACAGACCCTGAGGCGTTTGAAACTCCAACTTGAACAACTGCTTTAACAGAACTACCCAGAGTGCTTAAGTTTATATTTTTTAGCTTAGAGTTAGCTGCTCCAGATGCTGCGGATATTCCATCCTTTACAACCCCTCCAGGGTTCTTTACTAACGTCTTTACTGATGCAACTAAACCTTTTACATTGGCGTTAATAGGTGGCAAAGCTGGCGCGACTATGTTTAAGCCAGTTTTAGCATTGAGTTGATTTGTTAAAGATGCAGGAGCTGATGCAACTTTTCCAATTTTTGCTTCAACAGCGCTGATGGTCTTGGTAATATTCTTACTAAAACTTACAGGATTAAACCTTTGAAATGCAGCCATTTAAATTATTTATTTGATTTCCTGAGTTTTGACACTATAATGATGAAGATGAATATCAAAGTATCCCATGAAGTTCCTATTAAGCTGCTTGATTACTCTCGAATTTTTAACGATTACGACTACTGTCTGGTACATCTATTGGACCAGAAACCGGAATATAAAAAGTATTACCAGTCAAGTAAGCTGTATGATCGAGAGGTACTCCTGGACAACAGTATTTTTGAACTTGGCAAGGCTTTCGATTCTGATAAGTTTGCTGAAAAGGTTGTAGAAATCGAACCGACTTATTATATTGTTCCAGACTCTTTGCAAAATTGTGAAGAGACCATCAGCAATTGGAAATCCTTTACTACAACCTACAATGATTTGCCTGGTCTTAAGATTGGGGTTGTTCAAGGCAATACCTGGCGAGAACTTAAGTATTGCTATCAGTTCATGAACGAGCACGCAGACTACATTGCCATCTCGTTCGATTATGCGTATTATTTGACTACTGGTGAGTCTCCTACTAATAACAAGCTGGAGCTGTGGTGCACTGGGCGTCAACGCTTTATTAGTCAGCTCATGAGCTGTGGGTTGTGGAACAATAGTAAGCCTCATCACTTGCTGGGTTGTTCATTGGCTAAGGAGTTTAAGATGTATGTCGGTCAGCCTTCTATTCGCTCTGTTGATACATCTAATCCTGTTGTTGCAGCCTTGCACCATCTCAGGTATAATGGGGATCTCGGATTGAAGACTAAGCCTAGTACTAAGCTGGCTGATCTCATCGATTCAGATGTTACTGATGAACAAATGGATCTGGTTGATTATAATACTAGATCCTTTAAGGAAATCCTTGGGCGTCCTTCTGATAGCTTTATTAAAAAATATTAAAATATGAAAAAGTGGATAGCATTTTTTTCTAAGTCAGGAAGCGAGATTGCTGAGTTAAGCGACCGGCTAGGCCGTTGGCCTGATCTCATCATTACTAATCGTAAGGATCTACATGGTTGTAATCCAGAAATTGTTAAGCGCAAAGTTATTCATATCATGAATGATCCAACTGAATTAGATTATACAATCGCGATTGGCTCTATTTGGAGTACAGATTTGTTTATTTCTTTGCATGGATACATGCGGGTCATTCCAAAGAAGATTTGTGAGATGTATGACATCTATAATGGTCACCCTGGGTTAATTACTAAGTATCCCGAACTCAAAGGTAAAGATCCACAGCAAAAAGCCTGGGTTGGTGCATATAAGACTTCTGGTTGTGTTATACATAAGGTTACCGCAGAGGTTGATGGTGGGGAAGTACTTGCTGAGATTGAGGTTAATATTGGTGGTACTCTTGATGATACTATTAGTATTTTACATAGAAACTCTATTGACTTATGGGAGAATTTCTTGAGAGATAAGCTCATAGAGAAGTCTAAAATACCAATGGACTATATGGAGCTTATTAAAGATCAGGATTACCCAGTTCAATATTGTGAACAGCATTACCCTGAGACTATGCAAGAGCTGAGACGTTTACAAAAACAAGAGTTGTTGCTGTTTTGTAATAAGCAATTTGATTATGGTCCTGGTAACATTTCTTGTGGTCAAGATACCGCTACTGCAGACGGTAAAAGGGTTTCTCTCTGCTCCATCATCTTCAGGTGCAACGACAAAGTGCAGCGCCTGTTAAATCTGGTGGTTAAGAATAATAAATCTGCTCAAAACGAGCCTGTTATGGATGCCTTTGAAGACCTGTCTCTTTACGGAAAGATTGCGAAAATAGTTGATAAAGGTGTGTGGGGCAAGTAAAATCAAAGCATGAGAAAGCTGTTTACGTTTACTGGTGCGCAAAGCACCGGTAAGACTACTTTGCTTAAAAAGGTAAAAGAATTGTACCCTAACCGGTTTGAATATGTTGATGAGGTGACTCGACGCATTCAGCGGTTAGGGGTTTCTATTAACGATGAGGCTAAGAATTATGATTTGACTCAATCTCTCATCATTGGGGATCATTTAATTAACTACATGAAAGTTCATAATGAACCTCATGAGAATATATCTGACATCTTGCTGGACCGTTGCATTGTTGATGGGTACATTTATACAAAGTACTTTTACAAACAAGGCAAGGTTAGCTCCAAGGTTTTTAACTTTGCAGAATATTGGTTTAAGGAATTGACTCCGAAGTATGATGTTATTTTTTATACCAATCCTGCAGATGTAAAGTTAATTGATGATGGGGTTCGTAGTACTAAAGCTGAGTTTAGACAAGACATCATTGACTTATATAACAGGGAGTTCTTGGATAGGTATGATAACATTTGCGTACTCAATGGCTCTGTTGAAGAGCGATTAGAAATTATGAAAATTGGTATGTTGTATAGCGCGTGCAACAACTGTAATATTATGGTGGATCTGGATGCTGGCAAGCCCATCCGGAAGCAAAATAATTATTCAGAATCTGCTGGACAATTGTGTGAAGGCTGCTATAATAATTAAGAATAAAATATGAGCGACATTACAAAACATCTTGGCAAGACTAGCGCATATAAGTCTACTTACGACAAGTCTTTGCTGGTTCGTGAGCCTCGTCAACGCAACCGATCCTATTTGGGTATTCAAAACGATAGTCTTCCATTCGTTGGATATGACGTCTGGAATGCCTATGAAGTATCTACATTGCTATCTAATGGGTGTCCGGTTAGTGTAGTTGCTAAGATCACGTATAATTGTGACTCTGAGTATATTGTTGAGTCAAAGTCTATTAAGCTGTACTTTAATACCTTTAATATGGAGAAGCGAGCTTATATTAATACTGCGCAGGACGCAATTGAGTTTATTGAAGAGACTGCTAGTCAAGATCTTTCTGATCTATTAGAAACAGATGTTACTGTTACTTGTTTTAAGACATTTCAGAACGTGGTAAATGATAATCTTGCTGGTTACCCTAATCTAGAGAATCAGATTGATTTCGGTATTGATAGTGAGTTTACTGAATACTCTGAGAATCCTTTGATCTTGAAGATTAGCGAGGTTACTACTAAGCCAGTTAAGCAATATTATAACTCTAAGCTGTTGAAGTCTAACTGCAAGGTTACTAGTCAGCCTGACTGGGGTGATGTGTATATTTATATGAAGTCAAATAACCTTGTGGATAAGACTTCTCTTCTGAAGTATATTGTGTCGTTCCGTGATGAGTGTCACTTCCATGAAGAGATTTGCGAGGCCATCTATAAGCGACTATGGGATAATTTTAACCCAGAAGAGCTGCTTGTATTTTGCTTCTATGTTCGTCGTGGCGGCATTGACATCAATCCTATTCGAGCCTCTAATATCAATCTGATTGAAAATGCTTTGATTGATCCATATGTACCGTTCATTCGAACTGGTAGACAGTAGACAAAGAAAAGGCCGATCTTTCGATCGGCCTTTTTTATTAAACAACTATTGCTTCTAAGATCAGAAGTATACAACAGATGTTGCTGGGGTAAAGGCAATGCCTAGACCCTTAACAACAATCAATGTATAATACAAGTTAGCACCAAAGATGTTATCGACTACACCATAACGGGTTAGCAAGCCAACACGAGGAGCGAAATCGTTAGGGCCGATTGTGCGTTGCACCATGACAGGGATGTATGGGCAATAGATGATACCAGTGTCATAGAACTCTGGTCCCTTGTAACCTAATAGAGCGTACTCAACTGAAGTACGTTGACCGGTTAGGTTCTGGGCATCGGTACGAGTATCACGATAGACTTGGAAACGTCCACCAACTGTACCAACCTTAGCAACACCTGTTGGCTGAGTGCTGACGTTACCATCAACAGTCATCCAGCTGAACTCAGGAAGAGCCTCGAGAATTGCGCAAACTCTTGGAGTTGCGATGATGAAGTTAGCAGCACCACGGCGATTACGAACAGCGATTCTGTTTGCTTCAACAATCAACTTCTGATAGAAGTCACGATTACGTTCAGCCAACCAGCGACCATCAGCAGCAGAAGCTGTCCAACTTGTTACAGAACCGTAATTTGCGAACTTCAAGCAGACTTGAATCATTCTGATAACCATTTCACGGTCGATTTCAGCTTGTAGCTCATAGCTCATGGCGTTTGTGAGCTCAGCATCAATGTCAATGCCGTTCATGTTCTTCAAGTCCTGCTCCAACTCAACGGACCAGCGAGCTGCAAGTCTACGTGTACCAGCTTCAACGGCTGTCTTCTCGAAGGAGATAGAAGCTGTTGGAATCTGAGAAGTAAACTCATAGTTGGCTAGCAACTGAGCAACACCTTGATCTTGACTGATGATCTCGAAGTTACTGTTAGCAGCATAGGTAGCTAATTCAGCAGAAGAAGCACCAGTGAAACGAGTGTCTAGGTATTGATAACCAAGTTCACCAGAATAGGTACCACCGAATGTGCCAGTGTTGCCTGGGCTCTCTACACCAGCAGCAGCTGCCTGCCATGGGTAAGGTCCAGGGTTGCCGTAGGCAGCATCATTGTACTTGCCTGGGATCTGGCTGCCGAGCACGTCATTGTCGTACTTGTAACGCAAAGCGAAAGCAAGACCGACTGGACCGCTCATTGGCTGAACACCAACGATTTCGTTGGTAATCAACTCAGGGAAGGTACGACGAATCATCGGAATGAGGATCTTTGGCAAACGAGCATCACCGGTAGCATACCAGTCAGCATTTGTTTGTCCAGAGGAGTTGTTTACAGCTGCGCCGAAACCACCCATACCGCCATTAGCAGCATAAGCACCACCGAAAGCTGAACTTGTAGATCCAGAAACGTTGGCTCCGGATTCCTCAATGCACCATCTTTCTTGGTTCTCAAGAAGAATGGCAGTGTTAAGACGAGTGTGGTCGTCTTCGATATGTCTTACGTTCTTGCTATTAAAGTCAAGAACCGGAGACCACTTCTCAAGAAGAACACTGGCTCTATCTTGAGAAATATAGGACTGTGAAGGTCTGATATTTTTCATATGTTTATTTTATTTTAGACATTATATGATGTCAAATCATAATCAGGCTTTTGCCTCAATGGAAATTATTTTAGTGTCTAGAAAGCTCCTGCATGTACATGTTCAATGGAGGGTGATCAGATGTATCTGATGTACCTTCCTCGAGTACCTGTGAGTTTTCTTCAACTACAGGGCGATCAAGATTTCTAGAAACAGATTGGGATACAGCTTGTTCAGTCAAGGTTTCGAGGTTTTTGAGCTCGTTCTTCTCGAACATTTTGCAAGTGTATTCATAGTTTTCTTTAATGAACTCAGCAGACTTGCCTTTGAATACCTTGACTAGATAAGATTTCTTATTAGCTGGTAGACCAGATGTCTTTTGTTCAAAAACTAAATTAGAGCAGGCTCTATTGAAAGACTCATTAAGTTGCTTGTTTTCAGACTTAAGTGTCTCAATAATCTTGGAGCTTTCATCAATCTTTTGCTTACCATCCATGACCGCTTCACGGATGGTTTCTTTGCCCAGCACCAAGTCGACTGACAGCATGCTGCGTAGCTCGTTTAGAACCTGAGCAGATCTTCTGTTCTGTACAGCCTCATCAATGGCTGTTTTTGGTAAATTCTCTTCGATGTAAGCCTCGAGGTAGCTGGAAATAGATTCCACAAGAGATTGTTTGAAACCAGCTGCATCCTCATTAAGAGCTCTTTCGTACTTGCGTACAACAGTCTTGAGTTTGCCAGCATGGTTCTCATTGATTGCCTCAACAACCTTTAATAGCTTCTCAGAGTGGTTACGGTCAATAGCCTCTACGAGCTTCTCTACTTTAGCAGAGTGATCTTCGTCGACTTGTACCAATAAACTCTCGAGTTGCAATTTTGCACGATCCTCAGCAGCCTTGTTTACTTGCTGCTCGAATGCCTCAGATATCTGATTTAGTGATTCCTCACTAAGAATATCCTTGGTAACTTCCTTTAATTTTTCAATTAGAGCTGACATATGTTAAAAAAGTGGTTTGTTTAAAGCTGTTTTAATACGGCTTTTAATCTTATTTTCTAAGACTTGTTGTAAATATTTATTAGCCGCAGAGTAATTTTTTACTCCTACCTGCTTAATAAATGCTTTAATAAGTTGAGTTTCCATATAATTATTTAAGCTTATTGATAAAAATTAATACCTGCTCTCTTAAATATTTATCCACATCTTTGCGAGGCAGGTTACCAATAGATTTTTCAAATTTATTATAAGCTTCTTCAAGTTCACCAGCATCACTTAACACCCATTGCTTGGATTCAAGAATACCGTTAACAAATGCTTTGGGACAAGAAGGGTCTGCAACTACATCAATGGCCACCAGCTTCATGTTCTTGACTCTATTCACATCTTCTTTAATAGCGTCTGGCTCTAACTGACCTAAACATCTAGTTGAAACCCCAGGTGTTACTCCATCATCAATAAGATTTTGAACAATCTTACCCATGGGAGTACTCAGAACAAGGGATTTACCAACAAAGTAATTGCCTTCCTGCCTTAAATTTTGTACACTATGGCAGGCTCTTGAAAGATCTATATCCACAGTAGTTGGGTGATTTAATTCACCTAGCGCTCTGCCTGACTTAATCATCTCATCGGAATATCTCTTTACTTCAGAGACCATTTCCATTAAGTCATAAAGGCGTCTATTTTTATTGACTTCATTGGCCATCATGAAAGGTCCCTCAATGTATAATCTTGGACCTTTTCCATCACGCAAGTTCTTCTCTTCCTTAATATAGGTAAAGCTGCCGAAGTCTGGAGTCTCAACTAATAGTCTGTGTGGCATATAGTTATAAAATTATTTATAGTAAATGTTGATATTTTTCAGGCTTTTTTATCATCCTGCAAAAAATAACGTTACTTTTTTGGAAATAATTGTTTTTCTGTTATGATTAAAAAATCGAAATTTTTTCCCTCACACCATTTTTTTGCAGCCTCCCATTTGGCTAAATTCTTTGCATATGTTGTGGCTTCAATTATGAACGTCTTATCTTTTTTATTACCATGTCTTTTTGGTGGTTCGGTTTGCTTGGATGGTTTTATTTCCACAAGAAATTTCTTCACAGTGTTTTCATTTATTTTGTAAACGATGCTATTGTCTACATAGTATTTGTGAAATTTATTATCCAGAGGCGACATGTAGGGTATAACAACAGACTCAGATGTCCATTCTAATACTCTTGGATTGTTATCACACCAACGGAAAAAATGCAGCTCGTAGCTGCTCCTGTAAACAGGGTCTTGTGTGCCAAGATATTTTTTCCTGTTTACAGGCTTGTAAATTCCCTTTTTATATTGACCAACTTTAAACATTATCCTACAAAGAATAATGGTGGTTCTGAATCTCCAAAGCCTGGGGTAGACTTATTAAATAATTGATTTTCTAGTTTTTCTTTTTCAGCTAAACCTTGATTCAACATGTCATTGTAGTTAACAGTCCCGCCACCGAACAAACTTTGCCCTGCATACTTGCCTCTTATCTGACCTATGGCTATCTTTGTGAGCGCCAATGAGTATTGCTGTACCCAAGGCTCCATGACAATGTATTTTAATTGACGTTCTACATAACACCCAATTAACCCAAACCAACGACTAGTTACCGTTTGTACAGATGGGTCCGGTATAACTTTTAAATATTGGGTTCTAGGGTCAAAGTAGAAATAATAATACTGAGTTAAAAGCTTATTTCTAGTACTCATATACATTTGAGTAATATGCCAAGTAGTAAGATCGAAGCCATAGTTGCCTAGAGAGAAGTTAAAATATGTTTGTTGAGCCAATGATTGCTCAATAGTAAACAAAGTATTTGTACCAGTAGTTGTACCTTGGTCTACGGAAAATACATCAACAACTTTTCTGTAGTTATCTAAATCGTAGTCGAAGTTTGCTGAGAGAGCGCTCATCATGGGAGTTAAAGTAAACAATGTGTCCAGTTTAACTCCAGCGTTACCATCGTATAACGCGCTATCAAAAATTAAATACTCTTCAGTATAACCTGCATATTTGGTAAACAGCTCACAAGCCATGGAAATGTTCTCATAAACTATATCTTGAGTAACTTCCAACTTCAGCACAGGTGCTCCTAACTGGAAGCCAATTCTTTGAGCTAATCTTTCATAAGAATTAACCTTAGTATCTAGATTAGTGTTTTGATAGTAGGTTACTGGGTTGCAAGGTATTGACATATATTAATTAGGTTGGTAATGCAGATGCTTCAGCTCCTGGTGCTGGTGTTGGAGCAGCGCCACCTTCTGGAGCAGTACCTGGAGCAGGACTACCTTCAGCTCCAGGTATTGGAGTAAATGCTGGAGGTGCTCCTGCGCCAGCGCCTGTGCCCATGCCTCCACCACCTCCACCAAAGCCTGCGATTTGACCGTCTGCAGAGGTAGTTTCAGTCTGTTTCTGTTCCCAATCAGGGCCAGTATTTACTATCTGAGCCAACTCCCACTTCAATCCAGCATCTTTCTTGAGCCACTCTCTATTAGCCTTAATATCCACATCAGACCAACCCAAGTACTTCTTCATGGCAAAAGAAGTGGAAAACATTTCATTTGCAGATACTTGACCGAAGTTAGCAAACTTTAATTCAAGTATTTGGTTTTGTCTTAGTTCGTAGTAATTAGTTGGTGGTACAAATTCTAGCTGAATATCACTCTCCAGAATGTCATAGGTTTCCAGAAGCCCTTTAAGCTTCAGCTGAGTAATAAAAGCAGGTCTCATTCCAGCTGCAAATACTCTTTGCAATCTTATAATAAAATTAGCAAACTTCAGCTCTTCTCTTAAAATTGTAGCAGAGTCGTTTGTTGTATCTTCTGGATTTAATCTTGTTACCGGTACTTTAAGAGCCTTATACAGCTTCTTAATAAAGTAGTTCAAGTCATCTAATTGACCCAGATTCTGTCCAGCTGCAAGAGTTGTTACTGTAGTACCTTCTCCGCCTTGTCTTTTTGCAAACCAAAAAGCATCCATCATAGATTGCGGGTTGTAGGTCAATACAGGCGAGCCATTATAAGCATCATAACTCTTTTTACTCCAGAAATTATTCATTAACTTCTTTAAGTAAGCCTCTGCCTTAGGTTTAGGCATGTCACCAACATCTACATTAAACACCAGCCTTTCAGGTGCTCTTACTAAACGATAAATAATAATTGAATCTTCAATTAGGGATAACTGACGGTAAGCTCTTCTGGCATTCTCAATGAATGGTACTCTTATTGTTTTTGATTGATTCCAAATACCAGAATTAATATACATAACCTGGTTCTTTTCCATTGGAATTAATTCAAATTTACCAGTGGTTGATTGTCTCTTACTAGCTTCAGTCTTGGAACTACCTGCATCTGGCTTACGAAGCAAATAGCCTTTTATTAAAAGGTTTTGTACATTCTCATATACTGGATCAATTAATTCGCATGGTACATTAATAAAGCCTAGAATACCCTTGTCTGGTTCTTTTTGACTCACCACGTTTTCAAAGTAGAGCTCACCATCCATTAGCAGCATTCTGATATACTCCCAACCTCTACCCTCTAGATCCAACTTGTGTAAAAAATTTTGTAGCTCTTTATTGATTATGGTTGTAACCTTTTCGTCATGTTGAAAGTTACGAAGATTCAGCTTCACCATTTCATTATGTTCATCTTTGTTAAGAAATGCGTCACATATTTCATCCAGAGCAT